AACATTTCATCTTTCTCTGTATTAAACACAGGTTCATGGTAAACCCTATCAAAAGTCGAATAAGGATCTAATTTTTCTATATAAGTAGAAGAATCGACCGTATTCAAATAATTTCTAGGGGTAACAACATGCTTAGTATCTAAAGTTGCATCATTTGGGTTATGTAATCCGGTGTATTTCCTAAGAGAATTACGCATAGCATCTATCGCATCTCCTGCCGTTTTCTTTCCTAACGCAAAAAGCGAATCGGTAGCTTCTTGGGCTACTCGAAACATTTCTCCTTCCATACTAGTAGGAACTACTGTCGTAAATGACATCAGTTTAGGAAGAGGAACATACAAGTCTAGTTCTTTAAACATTGCCTCAATGACTATAGACACAGAAGTAGAAGCTCCAGTCGAAGGGACTAGAGGGTTCAAAACCATAAAGTTCAAAGTAGCACAATCACTATTAGGAATAACAATATCAGGGCACACTTTAGTTGATCCATTGGGCATCGAATCTAGTACTGCAAAATCATAATTATAATACCAAGGAACCTCAATACATATACTACTAGCCTCATTGGCTGATAAAAACCCATGAGGACCAGAAAGCATAGTATTTATGGAGCGACCACCACTAGTCCAATACCCCGTTCCCGAAACAGTAGGGGGAGTAACAGACGCCAAAATCATCCCTTGATGAGAAATAGTACCTGTAATAGATATACTCAGACATAATTTAGATCGAAACAAAGCAGCTGCTCTCAAAATAGATGCTAATGAACTATTCGCATTAAAAACATCACGTGGTAAATTAACAATTGGGGAAGTAATTAAAGAAAATCTAGCTGCAGTAGAATCCCAAGTAATCGTTCCAACATAAAAAGGACGATTCAACCATGGGCTAAGCGACATACGAAAACTATCTGGTAGATGATGTTTAGATATCACCAAATCATCTATCATAGAATCAGCTATTTTCCTTGTCTGTATGGTACTATCTCTGGCTTGCACTTGCACCTGATTATCATAAACATTAGCTACGTCATTCACTAAAGGTCCAGATGTTGCCTTAGTACCCTCCATCTGCTTGAAATGTCCTAACACTGACAAACTATTACTAACTTGAGGGGCAGAATCTGAAGGTGCCGCTACGTCACTATAATTTACACCAAACACTTTACTATTATTAATTGTGCTATTATTTGCATTATTGTCATTATTATTATACATGTTATTATTTTGGGCGGTAATCATTACGAATACGTTTTATTACCATAAGCGTACTCGGTTCTCCGTTATACTCTAGTGCGTCGACGCCTCTCATACGGATATAGAGAGTTTGAACGCAATACGCACTACTACTTAATCTACTGTAAATTTCTTACCAAAATCCTCCAGATACATACTATAAGCCGTATCAGGATCTTGGGTAAATAACAGTTTTAAATAGCTACTTGGTAACCTTATAAAAGG